CTGTCATAATCGTGTCAAACAAGTTAAGGAACAAAGATATAATTTTGTTTCAAATGATAGGAAAAATATTCATAACAGGACAAATTGGAAGCGATGAAAACACAAAAGGTGTTGAGCTTATTGATGTAGTTTCTCAATTTGAGCCTTTGCGAGATTGTAAAATTATCGAATGCTTTATCAATTCCCCAGGAGGAAGCGTTGAAGTAGGAAATTCAATTGCAGAATATATCGCTACAATTCCAAACGTTAAAACAATTGCATCTGGAATGTGTGCCTCTATTGCTACAAAAATTCATTTAGCAGTTCCAATTGAAAACAGATTAGTAGTTGAGGGAACAATGTATATGATTCACAATCCTTTGTTTCAGAATATAGGAACGGCAAACGCTGACCAACTTAAAGAAATGGCGGACGTTTTACAGCCTATTCAAAATGATTTAGTTTCTATGTATTCCAAAACAACAGGAACAAGTAAAGAGGCTATTTCGGCACTTATGGATATTGAAGCGAGTTTAACAGAAGACCAATTGTTAACACTCGGTTTCGTTTCGGCTGTTATTCCTAAATTAAAACCACTTGCATTTATAAACACAAATGATACAATGAAAAAACAAACTATTCAATTAGGACTTTTTGCCACAGCAATAGCAAAGTATAAAGGTCGTACAATCCAAGCTATCATTGAAGATGTAGCACAAGGAACAATCGAAACACCATTTAGTGACCTTTTAGTAGGTGACCCAATGGTTTTAAATGGTGAAGAAGCACCAATCGACACTTACGAATTACCAAATGGAACTAAAATTGTAGTTACTGAGGTTGGTAAAGTGGGTGAAATCATTTTACCAAGCGGTGAAAACACTGATTACACAGATGAAATTACAGCGTTAAAATCGCAAATTGAGTCGAAAGATGCTGAAATTTTAGCGTTAAAATCTGACTTAGAAGCGAAAGACGGTGCAATTGCATTGATGGAAACTGAACACGCAGAAGTTGTGGCGTTGGTTACTTCTTTGAAATCTAAAACTTCAAGTTACACACCACCAGCACCCGTTGCGCAGTTCAAGCCAACAGCAGAACCAGCTAAAAGCCAAGCTGAAATTATGGCAGAAAAAAGAGCAAAATTACAAACTAAAAAATAACAAGAAACAATGTCAGCACCTTTTAATCCAAACACTTTAGACTTTACGGGGGACATCGTTAAGTCAAGCGCAGAAGCGGTTTTCGTTTCAGCTTTCGCAAATCCTGACGTAGCACAATTAGTGTCTATCGTTGATGGTATCAAAACAAAGAAGCAAATTGCTATCTTAGGACGTTTCAATAGCCTTTTAGGTTTAGGAAGCGGAGAATGTAACCCAAGCGGGCGCACCGTTACAAGCGCATTAACTGGTAAAGAATGGGATCCAGCAACTGTTTCAGACCGTTTGACTTATTGTTGGACTGAAATCGCTGAAACGTTCTTTATTTGGGCGACCAAAAACGGACTTGAAAAAGGAGATTTAACATCTACTGATTTCGCTTTGTTTATTGAGCAACAACTTTCACCTGAATTAAAAGAAACGTGGATGCGTTTAGCTTACTTTGGTGATACAGATGCAGCGAATTATGACGATTCACCAGCTGGAGTAATTACCAATGGAACAAACCTTGCTTTCTTCAATAAAATTGACGGTATTTGGAAACAAATCTATGCAATTGTTGGAGCGGATGCAACACGTAAAACGGCTGGTTTAGCAACTAAAAACGGTCAATCTACTTATGCTTTACAAGCATTCAATTCAACAGACACTACTAACAAAGTTGTTATGAATTTGTTGTTTGATATGGAAGTTGGAGCAGATTCTCGTTTGATTGCAAAAGAAGGTTTGGTTTTTAATGTTACAAAATCTGTTTTTGACCAATACAGACGTGAGTTAACATTCGCAAACATTTCTTTCACTACTGAAAGATTAGAAAACGGAATGATGCAAATAAATGCTGGAGGTATTCCCGTAGTTTGTGTTGAGTTCTGGGATAGAATTATCAAAGCGTACTACAACAACGGTACTAAATACTACTTACCTCACAGAGCTATCTTGTTTGTTCCTGAAAACTTACAAGTAGGAACAGAGGAACAAGGAAATTTGAGTGAGTTCGATATGTTCTATGACAAGATTACGAAAACAACAAACGTTGATTTCCAATTCAATCTTGATGCGAAAGTTATTATTGACCACGAAATTCAAGTTGCATACTAAATTAACAAGGGGTGTAAAAACCCCTTATTTTTCACTTTAAAAATTTAAAAGAAATGGCAACAATTTGCGGAAAAATAAACATGAATATTGCAAGAAATTGCGAGATTCCTTTACAATCGGGAACACGTGACCTTGCAAAGATTATCAATTTAGATGATATTATTGGTATCACTTACGATTCGACAAACAAAGCACAAGTAAAGGATATTACTTTAGCTTCGGGAAAAACAGCTTTCACTGTTGCTGGAATAAGCAACTCGATTAGACCACAATCAATGTTGGTTGATGGTACTTATTCAAAGTTACACGATCACCAAGTTGAAATTTTAGGTTTTGACATTTCACCTGAAATGAAAGAACATTTTAACGCTGGTATTTCTGGGCGTTATGTTGTGATTACTCAAAACTATTTTCAAGGTGAAGACGGTTGTTCAGCATTTGAAATTTACGGTTTAACTTCAGGAATGGAATTTACGGTATTAAACAGAAATGTAAATGATACTGAAACACAAGGTGCTTATGCTATCACTTTCTTGACGAAAAATAACAAAGAACCAAAATTGCCGAACGCATTTTTTGATACAGATTATGCAACGACAAAAGCATTGTTTGACGCTTTGTAAAAATTCGATAAATATTAGTAATTTTATAGGGTGTTAATTTAGCACCCTATTTTTTTTACAATGGAAAATCTAATTAAAGAAGTTTTAGCATCTGAAAGCACTAAAAACCAATGGCGCAATAAATACGATTCAATTGAATTTAAGAACGCTACAAAGTTAAATAAAGCACTATTTGGAATACATTTAAATCAATCCGTGGGCTGTCAATGTGTCGAAGATTTGTTTTTTTACATCAAACGAAAAAATAATTTTATGAATAAATTTAAGTTAAAAAAAGGATTAGTTGTAACGTCTTTTTTACACGCAACAATTACAGAACATTCAACGGATGCGGAATTTATGCAAGCGTTAAAGGTTTCTCCGGCTTCAATTAAATACTTTACTGAATATCCTGAAAATTGGAAGGACATTGTAAATGGTAAAGAGATTTTACCGAGTGCAAAAGAAATGCGTGAACAACTCAAAGAAAAAGGAGTAACAATTCCAAAAGGTACAAAACAACCTGAACTTATCAAATTATGGCAAGAGTCAAAATAACAGCGGATAGAACCAAAGTTAAACCACGTATTGACCCAAAGGATTTAAACGACTTACAGATTTTATCCTATGACAATGACAATCTTTACCCTCAAAGAGTAGTTGACATTGTTAATGATTCGGGAACGGCAAAGCGTTGTTTAAATATGTACGCTCGTTTCGTGATGGGGCAAGGTGCAAAAGATTTAGATTTCTACAAAACTAAAATAAACAGCAAAGGGTTAACGATTGATAAGTTGATTCGCAAAACAGCATTCTCAAAAGGGGAGTTTAACGGTATAGCGTGGCACTTGAATTTTAACGGTTTAGGAGAAGTTACAGAAGTTACACCTATCAACTTTGAGTATTGTCGATTGGGAATTTTAACCAATGATTTGAAAATAGCAGTTTATGACGATTGGGGGAAAACGAAACGTAAAAACTTCAAGAAAACAGACGTTGAATTTATTGACGTCTACAACCCTGACCAAGTATTAAGACAAGCGGAGTTAGTTGGTGGAATTGAACACTATAAAGGTCAAATCTTATATTGGACTCCTAACGGTTTAGAATACCCTTTAACTGACTTTGATGCTGTTTTAGAGGATATGATAACAGAAGCGCAAACAAAGCGATTCAAAGCAAATACAAGCGCAAAGAATTTCCTTGCAAGTCATATTTTAATAACGGGGAAAGAGGAGGTTAAAGAAGATGAAAACGGTAACAAAATTAATGATGACGGTTTCGCTAAAACATTAGAACAATTTCAAGGTGGTGACGGTTCGGGAACTATCCTTTGGATGGAGCGTGAATCAGATGAAGAAAACATTGAACTTAAAAAAGTTGACATTCAAGATTATGATGGACTTTACGAATATACCGAAAATTCAAGTCGTGACAATATTATAGGTGCGTTTAATATTCCACCAGTTTTATTAGTTCGCACTTCGGGAACTTTGGGAACATCAAAGGAAATTAGCGATGCAACGGATTTTTACAATTCATTTACGTCTTATGACCGTTTAATAATTGAAGAGTTATTGAAAGAAGTATTTAGCAGATTTCACGAAAATATTTGCCCTAGTGGTGACTATTCGATTTTACCTTTGAAAGTTGAAAAGGAATTAGACGTTACCTATTCGCAATATTTCACAAAGAACGAATTTAGGCAGTCTTTAGGTTATGAAGCGATTGACGATGCTGATTCTGACAAGCAAATTTTAGCAGTCACTTTGGGAGTTGGTGGTACGCAATCATTAACTTCACTTATTGCAGATCCGACATTAACAATAGAACAAAAGAAAGGTTCAATGATTGTGCTATTTGGACTTACAGATGAACAAGCAAACCAAATGTTAGGAATATGACACCACTAATAACGATTAACGACATTCGCGCAAGGAAGTCTATTTCATTAAATGTAAATGAAGTAGCGCAATTAACGCCGCAAATTTTAGAAGCGCAAGATTTTGATTTACGTCCTTTTATGGGGGATGAATTTTACTTTGCTTTAGTTGATGATATTACAGCAAGTCCGAGTTTAACGGTTTATGCAGACCTTTGGAACGGTTGCACGTACACTTTCGGAGGTCGTCAATACACACAAGAAGGATTGAAGACTTATTTAGTATATGCGAGTTACGCTCGCTATGTTGCGAACGCTTCAACCATTGCAACGGCAACGGGATTAGTAGGTAAGAATAACCAATATTCAGAACCCGTAACAGATAAAACAATTGCAAGGATTACAGAACAAACCCGTAGTGGCTCACAAGTTTACTTAAATCGTGTTACTGATTTTCTAAACAGAAATAGAAACGATTATCCACTTTGGAGGGTTACAGGGTGCGAACGTGAAACACCTTATAGAGCTGGAATTAAAATAAGACAAATAGGATGAATTTTTCAAACTTCATTAAGGGTTTAATTGAATCCACAACCTATAATTTCGGGCGTGGCGAACGTGACTGGCAAAATTTTATAGCGGATTATGAAATCGCACCGAGTGTTTATTTAGATGAGCCAATTTCATCTACTTTTGAAGTTACCAAATCGGGAGCTATTCAAGAAGTATTCGATTTGAAGCTGGTAATAATGCGCAAAAGTCAGCTCGATTGGACTCCAGAACAACACGGAGAAGTTATTGAATTAGCACGTCAAGAAGCAAGAAAATTAACTATTTTACTAAACAATTCAGACGTTGTTAAATCGTTTACAAACCCTAAGGTTTTAGAGTTTATAAACCTTTTTGATAGTAATGTTTCGGGCGTATTTTTTACGGCTCAAATTTCATTTTACGATAATACTTCAGTATGCGTAAATGGAACACCTCAAAGCGACTTTGTTCAATTATCGAATACTAATGAAGAATGGCAAAGAACCGTTCCAAATGGATCGAGTTATATTATACCAAATACACCTATTGAATTAGTAGATAGCGAGGGAACGGTAATTGAAACGGTAATGATTCCAAGTGTTTCGGGCGGTCAGATAGTTGTAACGGTTGGAGAAGAAATAACAATTAGCAACAGCAACGACACGTATTCAGTAACGACAAGCGAGGATTTGACACTACCTAATACAACGGTTAATGTGTACGTTGACGGCATATTAAACCAAACGGGAACGATTATAACACTTGACCCAAATCAAACAATTAATATAAGCGCATGAGTTTAGATATAAATTTAACTGGAGTCGAAAAGACCTCGAATAAGAAAACAACTTTAACTGATAATTCCGACACGTTTTACCCTACTCAAAAGGCGGTTAAAACAGCGGTTGATACAAAGTTCAATACACCAACGGGAACAACAGCGGAGTACCTTAGAGGTGATGGAAGTTTAGCGACTTTTCCAACAATTCCAAGTATTACTGGTTTAGTTCCATACACAGGTGCAACGGGTGACGTTGATTTAGGTAACAACGATTTGAACGCAGAGGGAATTAAAATCAAAGGAACTGGTGGAAATGGTCATTTGAACTTAAAGCACCAATCGAGTGGAGCAAGTGCAGGAGGTGGAGAGTCTGTTATTTATGCGGATAATAGCGGAAATCCTAAATGGAAGAACGATGGAAACGCCGTTCAATCTGTTTTATTAAGCGGAACAACAACAGCCGACATTGCTGATTCAACTAACAAGCGTTATGTTACAGATGCTAATTTAACTGTTATCGGAAATACAAGCGGAACAAATACTGGTGACGAAACGCAAAGCACAATTTTAACCAAGTTAGGTTGGTTTCAACACAACCGAGTTGCGGAATCGACAGCAGTAACGGGAACAACGTCAGAAACTATAATTGAAAATATTACAATTCCAGAAAACACTTATTTGAATGGTGGAATTATGCGATTGTACAACGTAAAAGCTAGAAAAGTAGGGAGTAATGGAACATTAGCAATTAGAGTGTATATAGGAGCAACAGCCAACAATTTAACTGGAGCAACTTTAGTAGCTTCTTTTACTGGAATTATAGCATCACAGATTTATGCCGAAATGTTGAGAACATTTACTTGTACTACAAGTGGTATATTAGGTTTTTCAGCAACGCAATCAGCAGCAGTCGATACAGGTAATTCAAGCGCAGTAAGGCAGTCATCTACTATTGATTGGACGGTTGCACAAAATGTAATGATAACTATTCAATTAAGTAACGGAGCAGATTCAGTCACTCTTATTGGTGCTTCACTTAAAAATTTCTAGCTATGTGGACAATTATAGACGCTGTTAGCGGTTTGGTTTTATTCGCGAAGTTCGATTCAGAATGTTTAGAGGGGCAAACAGCTGTAAATAAAGTTTGCACAATTGAAACTGAAAGCGAAATATTTTATAATTTTGAAACTCAAGAATTTTATATACAATGATACAGAACGGACTTGAACTACTACAAAAATACGGTGCAAAGAATTTATTTTTTATAGCTGCAATCGTTTACCTTTATTTATCTATTCATAAAGCAGAAAATAAGATTGAAGTAATTGAAGCTAAACTTTACGATTGTTATGAAGACCAAGTAATGATACAACGAAGCGCAACCAATAGTAGTATAAAAGTCCGTAAACCAATAGAAGCTATATTACCTGATGAAAAGATTAATATTAGACACACTCGCGCCGAAAGGAAAGTTTGAGCATAAAAGATTAGCTTCGCTTAGTGCGTTTTGGGTTGCTACTATTTTTGGTTTTATCTATCCAAATCCTGAATATTTCTTTGGGTGGTTAGCGTATTCAGCAACAGCGATTGGTTTAAATGTTTGGAATAAGAAGATTGACAAGGAATAATTAGTAAATTTACACTTTCATATTCGTTTTTTTTAAGGTTAATTGAGCCGTTTGTTAATTCAGACGGCTTTTTTTATGCTTGATTTTCAAATAGTTAAAAAATAATTGCAAAATAATTAGGAAAAAGTTTTGCCGAACGGAAAATAAACCTTAGATTTGTTCAACATTTAAAACAAAGGAATTATGAAAGCGACTGAAATGATTAAAGCAGAAATGAAAAGAAGAACAGATTTAGTAGAATGTTTAGAGTTCAGAACTAAATGTGTTGAAGTAGCTAAAAAATTAGGCATAACAGCTGAAGAATGGAATAAAAACAAAGTAGGAATTCTTTTATTTATGGCTAATGAGTTTTGCGCAATTGAAAACAGATTAAATAAAGCATAATTAAACAGGGGGTGCGCATCTGTAACGCACAAAAAATTAAAGGAAATGAAAATATCCCACCAACAAGCACGAAAAGAAGTAACCTTGTTCTATATTCAACAAGGGTATTCAAGCCTCTTAAAAGCGTGCGAAACGGCACAAATTAGCTATTCTTCAATATACAAGCAATTGAACGGAATCAACGCTTTAAAATTGTATTCAATTAAGGAATTGATTGAAAAGCTTAATGAGAAATACACAGCAAAGGAGATTGACGGAAAATTAATAATTGTAAGGAGATGAAAACAGCAGTAGAATGGTTGATTGAAAATTCTCATATAATTCCTAAAAACGAATTGAATAAAAGGGAATTAATTAAACAAGCCAAAGAAATGGAGAAACAACAAACAGAACACGCATTTAACGAAAGCCGTTTAACTCATCCAATGATTGGGTTCAAACACGAAACATTTAAAGACTATTGGAATGAAACAAATCATTAAAACCTTTATAATCTTCGCTGTGATGTACCTGCTATGTTGTGCGTTTTATGCCACGAATGAAATTTTTAAACTAATACAAAACCAATGAAAAAAGAAAACATTTACGTTGAAATTACCAACGAAACAGAAAGATTAAGAGCGATTGAAATATTGCAGAATGCTGGGGAGGAGATAATGAGTTTTAATGATACAGATTTTGAACTTTGCCTTGGTTTTGATAAATTAGTATTCACGAAAGATGGGTGGTGGATAGATGGTTACGCCGATGATTTAACCAAAATAACCCTCAACGAACTCGAAGCGCTTTTAAGCCCTAAGAAATCGAATGTGTTTACTGAAGTTCAAGAATTAATAAAACAACATTTCCCCGACAAGGAATTAATTGTTTCAAATACTAATGATGATTGTTTGAGGAGATTAGAGCAACATCTAATTGATTACTACCCAAAAGGCACTAAAGTAAAGATTAGCAAGGATAAAATCGAGATTTACCACTCATAACCACAATAAGCCGTTCGTCATAATAACGGAAAACCAACACAATTAACAAGTAATTTTAATCAAAAAACAGAATATGAAAAATGAAGTAGTAGTAGTAAATCCGCAAGAATTTGGGATTGAAGAAAACAAAGCAAATGAGTTAATGGGTAATCTGCCACAAATTCAAAGCGAACGAAACCAATTAGAAACACCTTACAATGAAGTGTTAAAAATGGATATTGAAAATCCTGAAACGGCAAAAATTGCAAGGGAATTAAGATTGAAAATTCGAGATAATCGAACTAAAGGAATTGCAGTTTGGCACAAAACAACTAAGGAAGTTTTTTTACGTGCTGGTCAATTTGTTGACGCTGTTAAAAATCGTGAGATTGCAATTAACGAGCGTATGGAATCAAACTTAGAAGAGATTGAAAAGTACGCCGAAAACAAAGAACGTGAACGAATTGAAGCGTTAAAGCAAGCACGTATTGCAGAACTTGAACCATTTAGCGAATTTGTGCCTTTTGGTATTGATTTAGGAACTTTAAGTGAATCGGACTACAATAACGTTTTGAACGGTGCTAAACTTCAATTACAAGCCAAAAAAAACGCTGAATTAAAAGCGGAACAAGAACGAATTGAAACGGAACGTTTAGCGGAAATCGAAAGACAAAAAGAAATCAAACGCCTACAAGTTATTCAATCCAACAAAGAGCAACTTTTACCGCTTTCACAATGGATTATTAATTTTGATTTAATTGATTTTGAAACGGTTGATTTAACAGCTACAATTGAATCAGCTAAAAAAATGAAAGCCGACCACGATGCAAAAGTAGAAGCACAACGAATCGAAAACGAACGTTTAAAGGCGGAACGTGAGAAAGCACAAAAAGAAGCAAAACAACTCGAAGCTAAACGTCAAGCAGAATTGGAAGCAGAACGTGAGAAACAAGCTAAAATACAAGCTGAATTAGACGCTGAAAAAGAACGTCAAGCGAAAGCAGAACGTGAAAGATTAGCGAAGTTAGAAGCTGAAAAGTTAGAAGCTGAAAAGTTAGCAAAAGCACCAATTAAGAAACAAATGGAGGCTTGGATTAACTTATTTGAAATTCCTACAACTGAATTAGATAACGATGTTGTAAAAGAAATTCAACAAAAATTTGACGCTTTCAAAACTTGGAGTAAATCACAGATTAGTAAGTTTTAACCATCTATCAGTCATCAAAGCCGTTCGTCATAATTCCACAAATCGGAAGGCTTTTAACTTTAATTTAGCAATATGAAAAACGAAACAATCCAAGAGAAACTATCAAGACTTAATTTAGTCGAACGAAATTCACTTTACAAGCAATGCGACATATGTAAAGGCGATGCAACAATAGTAGTAAATGCAGACTTCAACGAAAATCCAATTTACGACGAAACAGAACATTGCCCTATTTGCTCAACTGGTAAAATTGGCAACAAAGAAGTGATTGAGGAGCGAATGTTTGAATACGAATGTTTGATTGTTAAGATTAACGACAAAATCAAACGTTTGCAAGAATTAGCGAATGAAGTTGAGGAGCATAGATATTGGTTAAGAAAACGATCATGACAACAGCAACCATAAACATCACATTCGAGGGAAACAATACCTATTTATTTCACGTCGTTGGATTAGCAGTCGAGCAACTCAAAGAGGGGGTTCAAAAGGGCAAAGTACACCGTAACGGAATAACAGCAGAATTTGAACAAGAAATAATAATCGATTATGAAAAACTTGATATTCGACACGAAAACGGAAATATTATAATTAAATCTAAGGTATGAGAACTTGCATTTACAAAGGAGTTGAATGCGCGATAATTAGCGACCATTTGAACTACACGATCATTCTATTTGAGGGCAATGAAATCAAAGTTACATCAACACAAATTAAGAAGTTATGAGCAGAAAACTAACGCCAAATGAAAAACTTATTGCAGTAGTTGGAATTTTGCCAGTACTCGCTGATTTAATGGAAGATGTTAAATTGTTTCAGCTATCCAAGAAGTACGGAAATCTTTTTATTGATGAAGTACGCAAAGTTGATAACACAATCATTAGAGACGCTGAATTAGATGCACAATCGCAACAAGTAAACATACAGCGCGCGTTTGTTCAATGGTTGCAGAATGAGTTTGTAGAGCAAGAAACCATTCATAATTGATATTTACCGTTCGTCACAATAGTATAAAATTAACGAAATAAAGGAAGTAGATTTGATAAAAAATTAGCGGTCTGCGGTCGCAACCCCTCCGAGTAGAATCGGCAACTATTCCGAGGGGTTTAACAAGTAACTAATAAAACAAACAATATGAACACTTACAACATCACTATCGGCTCATTAGCCTTAATCGGAACGGGATTCTCGATTCTGTTAACTTTGAAGTACATCACTTTGAAAACGTACTACAAGCGTAAATGCGAACGTCACGACCAACTTAATGAGCAATTAGCAACAGCTAACGATATGCTTAGAGATTTGTTTGCAGAGGACAAAAGAAAGAATGCTAAATTGTTAGCGAAAAATCAAGAAATTCAACAACTTAAAGAACAAGCGAAATGAGTAACGAAAGACACCTAAAAGAAACGATCCAACGACAAGCGGATACGATCAAAGAATTAGAAGCCGATTACAATGACGAATTTGTAAAAGGGCAAATGAAAACAGCCGAAATCGGAATACTAAGAGACCAACTCAAAACACTTCAAAACATTCAAAACTACTTAGAAGACCGATTGAAAGACAATGAGGAGTTTCAGCAAGTGATTAGAGATTTGGAAGGAGGTAACGAATGTTAGTAAATTTAGATTTATTAAGAACCTCAAAGGAGGTCGCTACTATGCTGAAATGTTCAGTTCGTAACGTTTCACACCTTGTTAAAGCTGAAAAGCTAAAACCTATTAAAGTACTTGAGAATGAAACTTTTTTGTTTCACGTAAAAGATATTGATAATTTTTTAGCTAATTATAAAATCCAAAAAAGAAAACCAAGCAAATGAAAAAACTAAACCTTATGCTAGCTTACATCGTTGCGATGTGCATAGCAGTACCGACAGCGTCAATTCTTGTAATAAGAAAACACAAGAAAGTAAAAATTGAAATGAAAAGAGAATTTGTTGATTCAGTAAAAATTAAGTAAGATGAAAGAATTTATACTTAGAAACTATAACATTTTAATTCCGTTTATTACTATGTGGATTCAATTTTTATTAATGGCACTTGGGTCATATTATGGAGTTTACCACTTCTTGTTTTGGTTCTTTATTTTCTTAATTTCGTCAACTTATAAACTTTCAAGGTTATGAAACTAAACTACCTAAAAATTAGCGCATTCTTATTGGGTGCGCTTTACATCGTGGGAATGTTGTATTTTCTTTACGGATGTAGCGCAAATTACCACTTTACTAAATTCCTAAACAAAGGCGGTAAAATCGAAACTAAGACCGATACTATACAGGTGCAAAAAACAATAAAAGTAAACGGCAAGGATTCAATTATATTTGTTGAGATGCCGTTAAATTGCCCTGAAGTACAAATACCACCTACACGTCAAGAAATACGCTACAAATATAAGTTAAAGCGAGATTCAATTGAAACGGTAAGATTTGTAACTAAGTGGAAAACGAAACTTGTTAAGATTGAAAAGAAAGCGGAGGTAAAGAACAAGAAAACTGAAAGTAAAGCTAATTTATGGTGGTTGTGGTTAGTTATCGGTTGGTTTATAGGTTTATTTGTTGGTGCTTATTTAATTTATAGGATAGTTAAATGAACCTCCGCAACCTACTCTACGAATTATTAATAACTTTGATTATAACTTACATTATTTATCTAATATTTTTGAAATGAAACCAACTATCGACCAAGTAATAAAAGCAATGGAAAAAATAGGAGCGACTATATTTCGTGAACCTAATTCAATAAATCTTTTTGGAGTGCGAACCAACGAAAATACAGCGGATACGTTCAATGATTGGGGCGGTGCTTTCTATTGGGATTCCAAAGGTAAACTACACGAGTTAATAATTCAAATTACAACAGATGCTGGGGTTTTCTATCGATTACACCCTATGAATAAGTTAGGAACTGCAATCCTTGTTCACGATAAACAATATAGAGGTTGTTACCAATTGATGGATAAAGGGCACAACGGAACGAAAGCATTTCGACAAATTAAACCAATGTTGTATTGGAGGGATAACGACAAAGATTCACAATTAGAAAGCGGTGGTAAAATTTACAGCGAAATAGCATTTACAAACTTTCATTATATGGGGCGTGGAGTAACTGTTGATAATTGGAGCGCTGGTTGTCAAGGTGCAAGCGTTGCTAATATGAATCGTTTGTATGCCTTTGTTGAGGTTCAAAAATCTAGGGTTTACAGTTACACTTTGATCCACGAAACGACGCTATAAATTCGGAGCTGATAGCCTGAATTTTAACCGCTTAGAAATAGGCGGTTTTTTTATTTTCAATTATTTTCAATTATTTTTAATAAAAGTATTGTTTATTAATTATTTGTACTTATATTTGTGGACACTTTAAAACTAAACACAATATGAAAGCAACCGTAAAAACAAAAAATCCTTATACGTTTCCAACTTATACTGTAATGATTGGTAAAGAAATAATCAAAGGATTTTATTCTAAAAAAGAAGCAATTGAATTTAAAAACAATTTAAACAAATAACAATGGAAGGGGAAATCGTTTACTTACTGATCTTATATTCAATAGCAGCAACAATTAAAATTTTAATTCTAAAAAATAAATAATGAAAAACGAGCGAAACGCAGGACGCAAAAAAGTAACTGAAGGAACGAAGCTAATTATTACCGTTCCAAAGTTCAACAAGGCAAAAATAATCGAGTTAATAAAACCTTTAATTGTTTACGATAAATGAAAGCATCAGATTTAAGGATTGGAAATTACATTGATTATGAAACCGAAAGGAAAATTGTAACAATGCAAACTACGTATGAATACATAAGGTTGATACATAACGGAAATAAGAATTTTAAACCAATTGAATTAACTGAGGAATGGCTGTTAAAATTTGGCTTTGAAAAAAAATACGATGATTTTAACTGGTACATAAAAGGTAATTATTGCTTTTCTTTTTTAAAAGAATTAGATTTAATTGTATTTAAAATAAAATTTCAAACAGTAGATATTTGCACAATCAAATACGTACACGAAGCACAAAACATTTACTTTGCACTAACCATGGAGGAGTTGAGCTTATGACAAACGAACAGAAATTAATCGCAGTGGTTGCAATTTTACCTGTAATGGCAGATTTACTGGAAGACGTTAAGATTTTCAGAATGGTAAAGAAACACGGTAACGCATTTATCGACGAAGTTAGGAAGGTCGATAACACAATAATTTCAGACGCAGAACTCGAAGCGCAATCGCAACAAGTGAACATTCAACGAGCGTTTCGTCAATGGTTGAACACTGAATTTGTAGCGGAATGATAAACGTAGGTTCAGATTTTAGCGGTGTTGGTGCATTTAATCAAGCGTTGATTAGATTAGGTATTCCTTACAAAGAAGTTTTTGCTTGTGATATGGATAAATACGCACGTCAAACATTTATTTACAATTACGGAAAACCTAATTATTATCCTGAAAATGTTTATGATCGAGAAATTCCAAAACAATCGTTAGATATTTATATGACTTCTCCACCTTGTCAAGCGTTTAGTTTGGCAGGAAAAAGAAAGGGTAAAGAAGATTTAAGAGGTGTTTTGTTTTTCAATTCACACGAATTTATCCAGGAGAATAAACCTCGTTATTTTATTTTTGAGAATGTCAAAGGATTACTTTCTGATGATAATGGAAATACGTTTCAAGAATGGATAAATTATTTAGGAGGCAAATCTGTTAATGGCGCACCTACAATTTTCCCAACAGATGAAGCTGTACCTTATCACATTTATTGGAAAGTTTTGAACGCTAAAAATTACAACGTTCCTCAAAATCGTGAACGTGTTTTTATCATTGGTATTCGAGATGAAGAAGATAATGTTTTTCAATTTCCTAAAGAAGAACATTTAACTACTAAATTAAAAGATGTACTTGAACCTGAAGTTGATGAAAAGTATTTTTTGAGTGAAAAAGGAATAGAGCATATTTTAGAAAAAGAAGGAGTTTATACAAGTATAAATGAATCTCCAATAAGATGTTTAACAACAAGGTATTCTGCAAGTTTAGCTGGTACTTTTGTTAAAATTAAATCAGCAACACAAAAAGGCTTTGAATTAGCAACAGAAAACGATTCAATAAATTTTAGCGTGCCAAACTCGAAGACAAGACGTGGACGTGTTGGAAAAGAAGTTGCGCAAACATTAGATACTGCTTGCAATCAAGGGGTATGGATAGCGGATTATAGAGCAGATGAAGGACTTAGAATAAGAAAAGACGGAATTAGTCCTTGTATGACAAGTTCAATGAGATTTAGCGAAGAGTGGAGTGAAAAAGCAGGTACAAGAAATCCACCATTGATAGGTAAAGATTATAGAATCCGAAGATTAACCCCTCGTGAATGTTTTCGTTTAATGGATTTTCCTGATACTTTCACTTGGACTGTTTCAGATTCGCAAGCCTACAAACAAGCTGGAAATTCTATTGTAGTTAAAATGCTTGAATTAATAATTTCAAAATTTAATTTGTAACCCAATAAACCTCAAATATGCTAAACCAACAATTTAAAAACAGCACCCGTAACCAAATAGTCCAAGTGACGAAACGAGGTTACAACGTACATAAGAAAGAAGATACCGAAGTAAGCGCTGGTATTAAAGTGCAATACACCGTAATTCAATCCACAAGCGATAATCCTTTAAAAGAGTTCGTTTGTACTGAGGAGAGGTTTATGAGATTATACGAAAAGCACTAAAAAAATTTAATAATTTCTTACAATTTAATAGTAGATATATGTAATTAAATTGTAAATTTGCACAAACGAAATAAAAACAAATATGAAAGATTACAACAAATTTTTAGAAACAAAACGAAAGTCATTTATTGATAGTGGCTTTGAAATTGACGAAAGCAAATTGAATAAAAACCTATTCGATTTTCAAAGGTTCGCGGTAAAAACAGCATTAAGAAAAGGAAAATTCGCATTATTTTTTGATTGTGGATTAGGCAAAACATTAATGCAATTATCATGGAGTGAAGCCGTATTTAATGAAACAAAAAAGAAAGTTTTAGTTTTAGCACCTTTGGCGGTTGTTGAACAAACAAAAGAAGAAGCGGTAAAATTTGGAATTAACTCCGATTGTTTCGATATTACAAATTACGATCAACTTAAAAATGTTGACGTTTCAATTTATTCTGGAGTTGTTTTAGATGAAAGTTCAATACTTAAAGGTAAAGACGGTAAAACGTCTGATTTGATTATTCAATCATTTAAATCAACACCTTATAAACTAGCTTGTACTGCAACACCGTCACCAAACGACCATATGGAGTTGGGTCAACATTCGGAATTTTTAGGCGCTATGGGGTATTTAGAAATGTTAGCTATGTACTTTGTTCACGACGGAGGAGAAACAAGTAAATGGAGATTGAGAAAACACGCAAAAGACCCGTTCTGGAAATACGTTTGCACATGGTCAATGGCTTGTGATAATCCAAATACACTTGGATTCTGTCATAAAGGATATAATTTGCCCGAAATTGAATACATTGAGCATATTATTCAAGTTGATAATAACACTGATAATCTTTTTGGTGACGTTGCCGTAAGTGCCACCGATTTACACAAAGATTTAAACCGTTCATTTGATTTGCGAATTGAAAAAACAAAGGAACTAATCGAAAAATCAAAAGGTCAAGTTATTGTTTGGGGTTTAAAAAATAGCGAAACTGATACACTTGCAAAAATAATTGATAATTCAGTAAATGTTCAAGGATCTGATAAACCCGAATACAAAGCAAAACACCTTAATGGATTTGCAAAAAATGAGTTTAAAACTTTGATTACAAAAACTTCAATTGCATCTTTCGGTATGAATTACCAAAATTGTAATGAAATGATTTTTATGTCTTACGATTTCAAGTTTGAACAATTTTATCAAGCAGTAAGGCGTTGCTATCGTTTCGGTCAAAAAAATAAAGTAACGGTGCATATTTTGATTCCTGAAAGTCAAGTTAATGTACGTGCCACTATTTTAGAAAAACAAAAAAGACACTTGGAAATGATACAAGAAATGAGTAAATATTCAAGTGAAGCGGATTATAAATCTTCAAAATCAAAAGTAATGATTAACAATAAAGAAATCAAAACAAACGATTATCATTTATTAAATGGTGATTGCGTTCAAGAAAGTAAAAAATTAGCGGATAAAAGCGCAGATTTAATTGTTTTCAGTCCTCCATTTGCTGAGTTATATGTTTATTCAGATAAAGAAGAAGACATGGGAAATGTAGCTAATTACAAGCAATTTGAAGAGCATTTTAAATTTCTTATTCCTGAGTTGAAAAGAGTTCTTAAAAATGGTAGAATTTGCGCTATTCATTGCATGGATTTACCTATCCAAAAAGGAAAAGAGGGATATATTGGTTTGAGAGATTTTAGCGGAATGTTAATAGATTGGTTTCAAGAAAATGGATTTATTTATCATTCAAGAGTTACTATTTGGAAAAACCCCGTAACTGAAATGCAAAGAACAAAGGCATTAGGATTACTTCATAAAACTATTAAAAAAGATAGTTCAATGACTAGAGTGGGTATTCCTGATTACGTTCTGTTTTTTAGAAATGAGGGAGAAAATGAAACACCGATAACGCATCAAGATACTGATTCAAGTAAAAAAGATTTTTTACCAGTTGATTTGTGGCAAAAATATGCAAGTCCAGTTTGGTATGATATTGATTATTCAAGAACACTTCAATATCGTTCTGGACGTGACGGTAACGATGAAAAGCATATTTGCCCTTTACAATTAGATACGATTGAAAGAGTAATACATTTGTATTCAAACGAGGGAGAAACGGTATTTAGTCCATTTGGAGGTATTGGAAGCGAGGGTTTTTGTGCTTTGAAAATGAATAGAAAATCTATATCAATTGAATTAAAAGATTCTTACTTCGCTTTAAATGCCAAAAATCACAAAGATTGTATTGAAGAAAAAAATAGCATTTTAACACTATTATAAAATGAAAAAATACGCAATACCACCAATAACAACCCCTGAATTTAGTAAGGGGTTTGAATACGAATTATTAAGTCAAGATGAAGAACGATTTTCAATTCGTAACAATCAAGGACTTCTAACAATTTGCTACTACAAAAACAGTATGCACATTAAGAATATGGACTGGAAAATTATCGAAAAATGAAAATAGAAAACCACCGCCAAAAAAGAGCAAAGCAAATGATAGATTCCATTCTAGCAGATAAAGGAACGAAATTAAAACCGTTTTGTGAATCGAAAGGGCTAAACTACTTAGCAACCTATCAAAAGCTATTCAGAAATAAACAAGTAGAATTAAGCAAGTTAAACGCATTTATCAAACTTATAGATGCTAATTTGAGCCTAGAAATCACTGAAAAAACAATCGTTTGGAAACGAAAACAATTAAAAAATTAACAATTAAATTGTATTTATTTACAATTATATTGTATATTTGCACGTAACAATTTTAATAAATCAATATGGAAAATCAAGTAACAATTATCGGAAACGATAATGTAGCAGTAAGCTACAATCAAGACAGAGCGAACATTGATTCGCAAGTAGCAACGGCAAAAGCATACCCTAGAGATATGCAAAAGTCAGTAAATAACTCAATATTCATTGCTACAATGGATAAAGAAACGGCATCAAGTTGCACGTATTCAGTTCCGAGAGGTGGTAAACCAATTACTGGACCAAGTGTTAACCTTGCTCGAATTTTGGTACAATGTTGGGGAAATTTGAGAGCCGAAACAAAAGTAATTGACATTACAGATAAGCACGTTGTAAGTCAAGCTACTTGTTGGGATATTGAAAACAACGTAGCTGTAAAAGTTGAGGTAAGACGTTCAATTATGACTAAAAACGGTAGAATGTCAGACGATATGATAACCGTAACAGGAAACGCAGGAAATGCAATTGCTTATAGAAATGCGGTTTACGCTGTACTTCCGAAATCTGTAATTGACAAAGTTTATAAATCCGCTATGGGTTTACTTACTGGCGATATTTCAGACGAAACAAAATTGATAAAGCAACGAAATAAAGTAGTTGAAGGATTGAAAAAAGCGTACGGAGTTACGGACGAGGAAATTTTATTTTGCGTTGGTAAATCGAAACTCGAATACATTGGAGCTGATGAAATTGTAGTTTTAATCGGAGTGGGAACGGCTATCAAAGACGGTGACACAACAATTGAAGAAGCATTTAGACCAACTAAAAAAGGAGTTGCTACTCCTAAAATCCAAGAAAAGGAAAAATTAAGCGATGCCGATTTATTAGACGTAATTGCGGAAATCGTGGCGGACAACATCACTTTAGATGGTATTATGTCGCAATACGAATTAACGGACGAACAAATTAAAACCATTCAAGATGCGACAGTTTAGATGTTCAAGTATTGGGAAGTTAACGGTGGGGATGTCATTGTCCCCACTTGGTTTAACTGAAATTCAAGCGCGCGAATTAGCGGAGTTAATCGAGAAAGGTAGTAAGTCTAAAAAGATTCAAGAATTAACCGACAAACGCGACAAAGTTCCAAATTTAAAACTTTCTACAGGTGCAAAAACCTACATTGAAGATGTTTGGTATGGTGACTATTACGACTTTCAAAAGTCATTTCATAACAAATTTGTCGAAAAAGGAAAAGTAATTGAAGATGCGAGCATCAAAGCACTTTCAAAGTATTTAGGTTTTATCACAATCAAAAACGAGGAGTATTTAAAAAATGATTGGATTCACGGAACGCCCGACATTCGTTTAAACCGTCCTAAATGCACCATTGACACAAAGAATGTTTACTATCCAAATGGTTTAAATTATTTCAAGGACAGCGAAGAAAAATCACTTTATGAGTGGCAAATCCACGCTTACAATTTTCTTGATAATAAAGAGGTCGGATTTGTCGCGCGCATCTTAATGAATCCACCGTTAAACATTCTTGAAAAAGAAGTTTGGAACTATTGGAAAGATAGCGGTAACGACGGACACCCAGACGACAACTTTAGAAATGAAGTTGAGCAAATGTTTAATTTTGAACGTTTACCGATTGAAGACCGAGTAAACTTGTTTCGAGTTGACACTACTGAAGATAATATTAAGATTATCAAAAAAGCGGTCGAACTTGCAAATGAGTACTACAATGAATTAACTGAAAGGTTTAAATTTAGAAATTCAGATGTAATTGGTTATTTCAAAAATAAATGAGTTTTGAGGTAAATCTAAACGTTAAAGCGCTTTCAATTAATGAGTGTTTTCAAGGTAAAAGATTTAAAACAAAAGCTTATTTAAGCTACGAAAAAGTATTATTGTTAATGTTACCTAAGCGAGATTTAAAAGACGTTCAAAAGGTAAGTATTGAATTTGGTTTTAGTTCAAAATTAGCGGACATTGACAATCCTGTTAAACCAATTTTAGACATTTTACAAAAGAAATACGGTTTTAACGACCGAGATATTTTTGAGCTGAATATTAAAAAAGTAGTAGTGAAAAAAGGCGAAGAATTTATTAAAATTTCAATCTAAATTTTATGGAACAATGGAAAACAATCGAAGGTTTTGAAGATTATTTGATTAGTTCAAAAGGTCGCGTTAAAAGATTTGGAATTGAATTAAACGGCTCGATAAGTAACAAAGGTTACAAGCAATTTCACGTTAACGGACGCACATACGGAGGTCACGTTTTAGTAGCAATGGCTTTTTTAGGACACAAGCCAAACGGAATGAATACAGTAGTTGACCACAAAGACAACAACCGACAAAACAACGATTTAAGCAACTTACAGTTAATTACTCAAAGAAGTAATTCGCATCGTTTACGTGACGCGTACAAAAGTAAATTTAAAGGCGTTTGTGTTGGAGGTAATAGATGGCGTTCAAGAATTTACATTAACGGAAAACAAAAGTTTTTAGGTTACTTCAATTGCGAATTTAGAGCGCATATTGAATATTTAAAAGCCGTTAAATCTTTGGAATGTTGATTTATTTTGTATATTTGCAAATGTGTTACGGTCTCAATTATAGGTAACAGAAGAAATTATTGAACCTCGATAATGAAAGTACGTGAGACCTACTGGATTTATTGGGGTTTTTTATTTACTAAAAAAAATAAAGGTATGATTTACAAATTTGAGGACAATTATTTAGATGATGATTGTATGGAAGTAAAGTTAGATTATAAATCAAAAGACTTGCTTATTACTTGTTTTACTGAAAAAAACGAAGCTTCAATTACATTAAGTAAACAAGATGTTAGGGATTTAATAGAAGCACTTAAAACAATTGAACCTAAAATGCCTTATGAGTAGCCAAAGAGACGGATTTACTTTCTATAAATCGTATTACGATGTATTCAAAGAACTAAGCGACAAAGATAAGATTCAATTTATTGAAGCGTTATTAGATAAACAATTTATTGGAAAAGAACCGACTGAGCTAAAAGGAATGGCTAATTTTGCTTATCTATCTCAAAAACACTCAATTGATAAACAAGTAAAAGGGTGGGAAGATAAAAAAGGAATGAAATTAACACCCTTGCCAAGGGTAGCTGAAAGGGTAGAAATAAGCCCTTGCCAACAAGAGGAAGAGAAAGAACAAGAACAAGGGGAAGTACAAGAACAATATAAAGAGAAAGGGGAAGGAAAAAAAAGGACGCTAAAGCTACCGAACTTGATTTTTCTATGTTTGATAATTCTTTAATCGAAATACTTTGGAAAGATTGGAAAGAATACAAGCAAAGTCAACACAATGAAAAATTCAAGAACTCAAAAACTGAACAAGTAGCAATTAATAAACTTGCCGAACTTTCAAACAACCGAAGCGACACCGCAAAAAAAATAATTGAACAATCAATTTCTTTTCTTTGGAAAGGACTTTTTGAACTTAAAACACAACAAAATGCAACAACTAGCAATTTCACAAAACCTACAATTACAGACCGTACTAACGCAACTATCGAAAGACTCAATCGAGAGCGTGAAGAACTCATTAATAATCCGTGGAATTTCAATAAATGAAAATGCAATTTCAAAATTATTCGTTGAATCTGAATTAGTGCAAGCTCAAAAAGAATGGTTTTGTAGTCAATATTTTTTTTTCGTTACAAAATCAGTTTTCGGAATAGCTCCAGAAAGCATTGATATTTTGACAATGGAAGATATTTTTATGTGCATTACAGAACGTTTCCCACAATTAACAGTCAATGACTTGCAATTAGCTTTTAGAACGCACACACAAGAAGAAAAGGTTTACACCTTAACGCGCGATATTTTCTTAAAACCAATCGTTGAATTTGTACGTAAAAAAAACATAGTTCAAGCCGAAATCGAAAAAGTACAACGCAAAGAAGCCGAAGAGCAAGAACGGATTAGAAAGGATCAAGAATTTAAACAAACGGCAAAAAATATTTATCTCGAATCAATCAAGCAAGGTAAATGGTTAGGAACGGAACACCACGCAAACGCAATTGGTCGTAACTTTAGCGGAGTACTCACAAAAGAAGAAACAGACGTAATAAACGCACAAGCCAAACAAGAACACAACGACCGACTTAAAAAAGCTGAATTAAGCGGAAACGCAACAGAATTGATAAACGTTCCAAGTTGGCAAAGAATCTATGCAAGAATTTATGTTGAGCGAATGGTAGCAAGAAAATACAAGTTTGTTGAAATTTAGTAACTTTGTAAGTGGGAATCCTTCGAGCAGTTCCAAGAGGAAATACAGAAATTAATACCGATAGAATGAAATACATACTAATTTTAACACTACTTTTATTCAGTTGCCAAAAGGAAAAAACTGAATGTTTTTGTAAGAAACAATACTATCGTTACAAGCATTTAGGTAACGGACAATATGGACACACATTTGACGGCTACTCACCTTACTATCGGACTGAATGCAACAAAGGTGGTAAATGGTACGATATGGATAGTAGTGTGAGATTTTTTTTAATTTGTGATATATGATTAATCAATACTTTTTTCAATGGCTGGTAAAGGTGGTAAAATAGAAGGCTCTGGGCGTAAATCAAAAGCGGATGAAGAAAAGGTAAACACTATCTTTATTAACGCTTTAAAGACGCTATACAAAGTTGAAACAGACGATGAAGCAAAAGAGAAATTAGTACACACTTTGTTAGATTCTCAACGTGGTCAAATATTTGTTGCAGAACATTTATTTGGTAAACCAAAAGACTATTTGGATTTAACCACACAAGGAGAAAAGATAAATACTATCATTAACTTAGGTTCTGGAATAAAGCCAAATGAAGCTACTGAGTAAGCAAGAAAATGCAATATATTATCTTAAAGACAATGAAACAACCGAGGTGCTTTATGGAGGTGCAGCAGGTGGTGGTAAGTCCGCTTTAGGTTGTTTGTGGTTAATTGAAATGTGCCAAACTTACGAGGGTTCACGTTGGTTGATGGGTAGGTCAAAACTGAAAACTTTAAAAGAAACAACGTTAAACACTTTCTTTGAACTTACTTCGATTTTAGGTATTTCAGACCAATTCAAATACAATGCACAATCTAATATTATCTATTGGGAAAACGGAAGCGAGATAATTCTCAAAGATTTATTCCTTTATCCAAGTGATCCGAATTTTGATAGTTTAGGTTCGCTTGAGATTTGCGGTGCTTTCATTGATGAATGTAATCAAGTTGTATTTAAAGCGTGGCAAGTTGTCAAATCGAGATGCCGTTACAAACTGAATGAATTTAATATCAAAGGTAAGGTTTTAGGCACTTGTAACCCTGCCAAAAATTGGGTTTACAAAATGTTTTATACCGCTAAAAAAGACGGAACGATTAAAGAATATAGAAAGTTTATACAAGCGTTACCAAAAGACAACCCACACCTACCTGAAAGCTATTTACAATCGTTATTGCAGTTGGATAAAAACAGCCGTGAACGTTTGTATTTTGGGAATTGGGAGTACGACGATGACCCAAGCGCATTGATTAGTCAAGATGCAATGGTTAACTATTTCAATGCAGAACACTTAGAACGTGGCAAAGATAGATTTATGACTATTGATGTCGCAAGAATGGGGAAAGATAAAACGGTCTTTCGTGTTTGGTACGGTTGGCTTTGTGTTGCGTCCTATCGAATAAATAAAAGCGGTTTGGATACTGTAGTGTCAAAAGCTAAAGAGTTGATGAAAGCACATAATATACCGATTTCAAACGTTGTGGCGGATGAAGATGGAGTAGGTGGTGGAGTTGTTGACTTCTTAAAATGTAAAGGATTTGTAAACAATGCGCAACCATTCAAAGGAGAAAATTACACCAATTTGAAAAGTCAATGTTCGATATTAATGGCTCAAAAAATACAACTTAATGAGGTTGCGGAAATTTGCACTGATAATGGATTGAAAGATATTATTTGTGAGGAAATGGAACAAATCAAAATGAAAGACATTGACAAGGACGGCAAACTCGCAATCATTCCAAAAGACGAAATCAAAGAACAAATCGGACGTTCACCAGATGAATGGGATTCTATTATGATGCGAATGTATTTTCACCTTAAACCAAAATCAACAGCCCCAAGAGCGACTTATGTATAAATTCAACACTCCAATAGGTAGCTTTGAGTTGCCGTCCGATTATAGCGAAATCACGATTAAGCAACTGAAATTCATTCAAGATAATATTAATAATGAAGCGTTGGTATTATCGGAGTTGACGGGTTTAGAAGTTGTACAATTGTCAATGCTTGACTTGTCAGAAATTGGCAACTACTTTGATTTATTCAAACAGCCACTAAACAAAATTGAACCTATTGATTTTATCGGAGATGTTGATTTGTCGTTCGATTTTCGTGAGCGTTCTTTTGGTGATAAAGTTAAAGCTAGTCAATTTTTAAGTGAGGGAAATGTTTATGAAATGCTTTCAGTTTATAGTGGAATTTCAGACTTTGATTCGTATTCAATTACTGAAGTTTACGGTGCGATAAATTACGTAATTTCTAAACTCCGAGAAATGGATGAGGATAGAAATAAGATGCTACATTTTGAACCAACAGCAGAGGAAATAATGGCTGGAATAAATAACTTTGATAAGTTAGGAGAGTTCAACACAATTGATACGATAGCACAAAAATACAAGTACACACACAAGGAAGTTGAGGAGTTGGAATACAACCTTGTTATTCTTATTTTGTATCGTTCTAAAATTTCCGCTAACTTTGAAAAAAAACTATTCGATGTCAGAAACAAATCGTGAAATATTTGAGCAATTCGCAAAACAAATCGTTCCTGAGTTACAAGCCGTTTCAAAAGGTTTCGCACCCTCGATTAGTTATGAGGTAACGGATAATAGTTTAATCATTACAGCTTCACCTTACATACGTGTTTTGATTGATGGACGTGGACCAACTAGAAGTAATGCGAAGCGTGGTAATCCTACATTACAAGAACTGATTTTAGCGTGGATTAATCGACATTCAATAACACCGAGAGCGAATAAGGACGGCAAAGTTCCAACGCAAGAGCAGTTAAGTTGGATGATTAGTAAATCTATTCACAAGTACGGAACGAAACTATATCAACAAGGCGGTGGTAATAACATATTTGACACAATTATAACAGTAGATAGAATTGAGAATTTAGTAAATTTGATGGCTAATAAGTTCTATACTGAAATTCAAGCAATAAATATCTATGATTGAAGTAATTAAAACCCCTGAAATATCGCTAAATGAGTGTGCTTTATGCGACTCAATCCTTGTTACATACACCTTAGTTGGTGAAGAGCCTGTTACGGTGGAGGTTGAGGGATACTCATTAATTGGTGGTAGATATAGGTATAATGCCGTAACAATAGATGGTGAAATTTTTACAATTAGATACAGTACAATATGGGTTTTATTAGGTCAAGGTTCTAGTGGTTTACAAGCTAGTTTAGATAGCGATAGTGATTGCCCTTTCGGTACTTACACAATCGAGGAAGGTAGCATCTTTGAAGCGTTTGAGGTTGAACCAGTTGAATGTTACACTTCTAAATGGTCAGCAGTTCACCACCCTATCAAATGGGAGTTACAAAGAAAAGACGCTGAGGTAATTACCACAAGTTTAGCAACGGGAGGATTTACGGGAAAATTCAGATTAGAACTTTCAGCAACACCACCAACGGGAGTAGTAGTAGGATTGGAAATTGACTTTTACGATTCATTAGCAGTTAAAAGGAGTGGGACAATTTTAGATGTTACGGGTAACTTTTTGATAGTTAGCAATAATTACGTTTTAGGAGTAGTAGTTGGATTTGTAATATTTCCAAACCTTTATAATAATTACTATATTGAAACGGATGTTGAAAATATAGGTACTATTCGCACAATTCCAAATCAACAAGGTAAAGCGACAATTGATGTTTCAGCGTGGTTAAGAACACAAACAGCATTTGAGAATACATACAATTACACAAGTTTAACAGCGGTCGATTTAGGACAAAGCGGTGGTTATAGTTTGCGATTTAGAGAGAATTACAACTTTCAAATCGGGACTTTTGGAAGCTATACAGATAAATATTATTGGAGTAATTCAGCTAAACAAATTCGAGATGCTTACGGTAGCAATATGATTGAATATGTTACCAACTTGAATACGCCCGTTAAGTTTCTAAGTGTGTTTAATCGACCTACTAATTTTATAGGATTTCCATTCTCTTTAAGTTGGATAAATGGAGGCGATTATACTAAACTGATTCGCAGAAATGAAAACAGCGGTACTTATACAGCGTTAGGTTCAATCACAAGCGGAAGCGGTGCAGTCAATCGTTTAAAAGTTTCAGATGCTTGTGAAAGCGTTTTAATTGAGTATGGTATTCCTGACTTTTTAGGAGTATTCTTAAAGCAAGGCGATTTAACAGAAACAAAGCAAATCAAAATCAATCAAACGTGCTTAGAACGTCCTTTAGCAGTAAGCTGGTTAAATACTTTGGGAGGTCGTGAACATTGGGTTTTCAGTTACAATCAAATACATACCTTAGACACTCAAAGCGGTGCAACGTATCAACCAAATATTGACAATTTAGAAACGGCAACTTCAAACATTTTCGACTTGCAAAAATTTGCACAACCTAAAATTTCAGTAGGTGCAAATGTTGACATAGAAGACATTGAAGGATTGAAAAGTATTTTATATTCGATTTGTATTGAAATTGAAACGGCTCAAGGTTGGATTGGTGTACGTGTTGAAACGGGTTCTTTTAAAATACTTGAAACTAAAGACACAAAGGCAACTATTGAAATGACATTTACACTACCTGATATTAACATTCAGTCACGATGAACGAGCTTTACATAAATGGTTCACTTTGCGACCTTTCGGACTTTTCAATTATTGGAGTTACCAAACAAGCAAATGATATTGGAGAGTTGCAGAATAGACAAGGTGACTTTACAAATACTTTTAAGTTACCATTAACGCAAAGAAATTTATTGCTAACTGGTATTCCTAACGATGTTCAATCTAATTCAAGTATTCCTTATCAAATCTTAAACATTACATACATTCAGAACGGTGTAACAATCGTTACAAATGGACGAGGAGTAATTGAAGATGTTAACGAATTTATAGAACTGTCTGTAACAGCTGGTAATATTTCGCTTTCAGATGCAATTGGAGACATTACCGTTGGTGACTTATTCGATTCAACTTTTACGTGGAATTTAACAAATGTAATTGACACCACAGATTATTGGATTTACCCTTTAATTGATTGGAGAACAGATATTGACACGTATTTTGATGCAGCAGAAACGGACGTTCGTTTTATGCTGCCATGTTTGAAGATGCCTGAATTTTTCCAACGATTAGAAACGTACACTGGTTTTCAATTTGATGGAACGTTTATCAATTCAAGTGATTTTAACCAAATGGTAATTTCACCTACTGACTTTGTAAGAACAGCAACTTTGGAGGTGAATTCGGGTAGTTACTTATTAACGGGTGGTGCAATTCCTGATACTACATTTTTTGACATTCCAGCAGATACACCACCGCCCGTTAACGTTGGTTTATTATTGAATATCAAAACGAATACTTTTAGCAATTCGGAATTTTCACAAGGTACAACTCCGAAATTCACACCAGCGACAAATCAAGTAGGTATATTAAAATTTTCAGCATTACTAAATACATTTAGATTTTGTGATGGTAACGATTCAGATGTTGAATTATACGCCACAACCTACATAGTAAATCACACCGATTCAATTGTTTTAAGCTATCAACAAACAAGTGTATTCACTACCCAAATGAATGTTGGTATATTTCCAAATTTTAGCGTGGATTTTGAAACTGATGAAATGACTTTTGTAGCTGGAAAAGAATATCGAGTTTATACTACTTTGGAGGTTACTAATATCAACTTAGATTCAACTTTAAGAGCAACGTGGCAAAATTCTAAATTCGAGTTTCAACAAACTAAATCAATTATTTTTGGTTCTGAAATATCGTTTAAAGACCTATTTAGAATGAAAGCAAAGGACGTTTTTAAGGACGTTTTAAACCTTAGATGTCTTATGCTTCAAACTGATAATTATAGTAACATTACAAGGCTCGATTACTTCAATGATATTCAAAATAAAACTCCAATTGATTGGACTTCAAAGTTAGATATTTCAGCTAAAAATATTTCGTTTACTTTTGGTAAATACGCACGTAGGAATTGGTTAAGATTCAAGAACAACACAAACGTTCAAGACCAAATTGGAGATGCTTATTTTGATGTAAGCAACGACAATTTAGAAGCTGACAAGGATATAATAAAACTTTCGCACCCAGCGACAGAACAGCGTTCTAAATTTGAGGGCGTGAATATTCCAAAAATCAAAGCAATTGATTCAGATTTACAATGGAACAAACCCGATTACAGAATTTTAAACGTAGCGTTGCAACCGATTGAGGTTGACTATACAGACGGCACAACCACAACAACTGTAACAGAATGTCCCGTTGCTAATTTCATTGGTGGCGATTTGATACTTCAAAACTATTACGATTCGATTCAAGCGATATTAGATAAATCTAAGGTTGTAAATTTACCTTTTCGATTAAATGCGATTGATATTGAAAACATAGACTACTTAACACCGATTTATGTAGAATGTTTTGGTACATTTTACTTGAATAAAATAAACGCTTTCAAAGGCGATGTAACTTTTTGCGAACTTGTAAGATTATAAAGAAATGGAAGACAAAACGATATTATTAAAAATTGAATTAGATACAACTTCGCTAACTGAGGGTGCTAAAAAAGCGGAAGAGAATTTAAAAAAACTAGTTCCTGAATTAGAAAAAATTGGAAAGGAAAGCGGAAAAAACACGATCGAATATAAGAAGCTAAATGCTGAAGTAAAAGCTAATCAAAAGATTTTAACGGATAATGCAACAGCCTTGCAAAAATATGAATCGTTGCAAAAACAAAACAATGGTTCACTTAAAGAAATGCGTAATCTTTTAAGTGCTGCTAAAGTTGCTTATGCTGAATTAACCAAAGAAGAGAGAGAGAATGCTGAAATAGGTGGTAAGTTGGTTAAGGATATGAATGACTTAAATGAGGAGTTGTTACAAGCTGAAAAAGAATACGGAACACACACCCGAAATGTAGGAAATTACGCTGGTGCATTGACTGATTTGAAAGCTGAAATCAAATCGTTAAAGGGCGAAATGGCTGGTTTAGATGCTGGGAGTGAGGAGTATCAAAAGTTAGCTAATCGGGCTGGTGAACTTAACGACAAACTAAAAGAAGTCAACGAAAACACCAAAGCGAATACTGGAGGCACTGGCTTTGAAAAAATGTCGAATAACTTAGGATTAGTTAAGGACGATTTAATGAATTTAGATTTTGCAGGAGTTTCTGAAAAAATGAAACAAATGGCAGTAATTTCTAAATCAATGACATTTAGCGAAGTTTTAGGTGGTTTAAAAAATATGGGTTCGGCTTTACTTTCTTTTGGTAAGGCGTTATTAGCAAATCCCTTGTTCTTATTAGTTGGTGCAATTACAGCAATAGGGGTTGCGTTGTTTGAATGGAATAACTCAGTCAAAAAAGAAGCCGTTGACGCACAAAAAAGGCACGTTGATGCATTGGATAAAACATTCAATGCAATGTTGCGTAATCAAGAAATGGCGCAAAAGTCAAGAGATTTGAATATTCGTTTAGCAGAATTGGAAGGTAAAAGCGCAAAAGAAATTGGTGAAATGCGACTGAAAGACCAACTAAAGCAATTAAACGATGGATATGATCAACAGTATAAAAATTCAGAACGAATAAGACAGCTTAAAAAATTAGCACTTAAACAAGCAGAAGCTGGTGAACAAGATGAAGCAAAAGCAACACAAGATAAAGTGGTTGCAATTCGTGAAGCTAATCGACAATTATACGCAAATGAACAAACATTTTGGAAGCAAAGAAAGATTTTAAAATTAGAAATTGCAGAACAAACAAAAGCGGAAGCGCAAGCGGAAATTGAAGAAAACAAAGCAAAGTTAGAAAGAATAAAACAAGCTAATAAAACAGCTTATGAAGAACGTTTAGCACTCGCACGTAAAATTAGAGATATTCAATTAAATGAATTAAACCTATCACTTCAAAACGACCGGGCAGTAATTGAAGCTAACTATAATTTTTTAGAAGATTCAGCACAAGGAAACGCACAACACTTATTAGATATTGAAGAAGATAAAAATAAGGAGTTACAAGCGATTGACAACCGAGAAAGACAACAGCGATTAGACCGAATTAAAGAAGATTTCGACCGTCAAGTAACGGACGCAAAAGGAAATCAAAAACTAATAACTGAAATCAATAAACTTCGTGAAGAAGAAAACGAAGCTATTGATATTGAATATAAAAACAAGGCTACTGAAAGACAAACAGCGTATAACAACAAGGTAAAAGAACTTAACAAAACACGTAAGGAAAACGAACGTAAAACAGCGGAGGAAATAGAGTTGATTGATGCGGAATTATTTGCACTGAAAACAAAAGGAACTGACCAAGAAATCTATGCAACCCTTAATTTATATGCGATTAAGAAAAAGCAAATCGAAGAAGCTGGTAAACGTGAAATTGAATTAACAAATGCAGTAGGTAAAGAAAAGGAGCGTATTGAAAAAGAAACGCAACTAAAATTACAACAGCTTAAAGATGCTACTTTTAACAAGTCGGTGGATCAAGCGAAGAAAGAAACTGAAATGACATTGGAGCAAAAGAAATCCCTTGCTATTTCAATGGTTAATTCAGCTACTCAATTAGCGGATTCATTAATGCAAATTTCACGTAATCAAATCCAAACAGAATTAAATGAAGAGAAAGATAAATTCGATGCACAAACTCAATTACTAAATGACCAATTAGCACAAGGTATAATTTCACAAGCTAACTTTAACGCTCAAAAATCTGTTTTAGATGCTGAATATATCCAAAAAGAAAAGGATTTGAAGTTAAAACAATTCCAATCTAACAAAGCAAGTCAGTTAATTAATGCCACAATAGCAACAGCAGTAGGAGTTGCTAACGCCTTAGCCGCACCACCTCCAATTGGTTTGATTATGGCTGGAATTGCTGGTGCTTTAGGTGCTACTCAAATCGCTTTAATCGCATCACAACCTACACCGAAATTTGCAAAGGGTGGTATATTGAATGGAAACAGCCACGCTAACGGAGGTATTCCAACACCTTACGGAGAATTAGAGGGTGGCGAGGCTGTAATTAACAAACGTTCAACACGTTTATTCACTCCTTTACTTTCAGCTATCAATGAAGCTGGAGGAGGCGTTAAATTTGCAAACGGTGGTGTTTTACAACCGATGGTTAATTCAGTTGATTCAAGTTTTCAGCTTTCAAATATGATTATTCAATCACTTAGAAGTATGCCAAATCCTATTGTTTCAGTTCAAGAAATTATCGGGGTACAAAATAGAGTAACCTCAGTTGTTGACCGTGCGACATTTTAATTATCTTTGACAAGAATATGACAATAACAATAATCGACAAATTACACGATTCGGGGGAACTTCGCAACTTAGTTAGTTCGGGTTTGATTTCTGAAAATATTATTTTGTGGCGTAAAATTTGGCATTGTTACCATTCTGAAATTGATAAAGGACACGTAAAAACACAAGCGGTTGAAAACGTTTCAGAAGTGTTTGGAGTTGATACAAGAACTGTTTATAGAGTATTAAAACGAATGAGAAAATGAGTCAATACGGAAATTATAAAGGTCACTTAATTACAAACGAAATGAAACACGGAGATATACTACATTTCAAAGCGAAAGGAATAACACGTTTATTCGCTGGATTTAACAGAATGAGAACGGGTTTATTGTTGGAGATTGAAGATTATTCAGTTGCTGTAATTTTTGAAAACAAACAATTGAAGCTAATACCATTTAAGCAATTTGAACTAAATTACGATTACATTTCGTCACGTCCTGAATGGGTAGAGAACCCTACTATTGAAGTAATGAAGCGTTTAAATATGAAGTACAAAAATGAACACGTTTTATTCGCTGAAATTATCGGAGTAGCTGACTTTGATAAAGTGAAACAAAACGGCATTTTAGAAATCTGTATTGCAAAAGAATGGTTACAATAGGTGTATTAATTCCAGACCGTAACGACCGACCACAATTTTTAGAACACTTGTTTAAAATGTTAAAAGGTCAAACGATGCAACCTAACTTTATAGAGTTGGTAAATTTTCCAGCAACGTCCAAAGCACCCGATTTGACAAAACGAGTTAGAATAGGATTTGAAACGCTTAAAAACAAAGGCTGTGATTGTGTGTTGATTATGGAAAATGACGACTACTATTCTTGTACTTATATCGAAAGAATGGTAAACACGTGGGTAGCAGTTTCAAAACCTGAATTATTAGGAATTTGTTACACGTATTATTTTCATATTTTCAAAGGGAAATACAGATTGTTAAACCACCCTAATAGAGCAAGTTTAATGAATACTTTGATTAGTTGCGCAATTACTCCTAATTGGTGCAATGATAGCGAAGTGTATTTAGATTTACACCTATGGAAAAAACACAAGGGTGTAACATTTGCACCCGTTCAACCACTTGCAATTGGTATTAAGCACGGCATAGGTAAATGCGGTGGTAACGGTCACGACAAAATGCAAATGTCAAATGATTGTAGTGAAATATTGAAATTTATAAGTTTGGAGTCATTAGAATTTTATACAAAGCTGAAGCTTCAGAACCAATAACTAATTCACACCCTAATTGATTTAAGTCTTTTTTGAGTTGCTTAAAATCATTTACGGCTTTGTCAAATGAATTACCTACAAAATGTTTATGCGTATTCATATCGACACCCCAAAGAATGATTTTTGTAGCACCTAATTTGTAAGCCAAAACACAAGCGACAAAAGTAGAGTTGTTTGAATATCTGAATTTTTCATCTGTTAATTTTGCAAGGCGGTGCAATTCAATTTTTTTGAAGTTTTGAATATTACGCCAACATTCAAGTTGTGAGTAAAACCCTTTACATTTAGTATTTAAAATTACTTCTAATCGTTCTTTTGTGAAAGGCTCAAAATTATCCACACAAACTACATAATCTGTTTTAATTCTCGAATGAATATCATTTACTCCGATGATTATATTTCCATTCGGTTTGTATTCTGAAAGTGATTCTCCTAATCCTAAAACTTCAACTGTCATAATCGTGTCAAACAAGTTAAGGAACAAAGATATAATTTTGTTTCAAATGATAGGAAAAATATTCATAACAGGACAAATTGGAAGCGATGAAAACACAAAAGGTGTTGAGCTTATTGATGCTC